ATGTCCTTTGAAGCTGTTTGTTACCAAGAGTATATTCAGTATACTTAGGAGCGCAACTTTCATGCGAAGCGATTAATTCTGCAAAATTATCTTCATTCCATCTTAAAGAGTAATATGGTCTTAACATACACTTGCCAAAAGTATGCGCGACCTGTTTAGTAGGTACTACCAAACAAACAGTAATGTTCGGATATTTTGAGGAACTTAAGTCTGCAACTATTGAAGCCATAGAAGTTTTTCCTCCTCCAAATGTAGATCCACAGAAGTGGAGTCTCTTACCTTCTGAGTCACCTCTTGAAAACAATTCTAATTCGTTTTCGAGATTTTTGATAAACTCAATTTGTTCAGGCAATAATGTGATAGGAGAATTAGTTCGTCCTAACATTTGCTTTTGAACAGTATATGGATACTTGGTTGCAATTTTAAAAACACATTCGTTAATGTTATAACCAATCTCATCGAAAAAGAATTGAATAAGATCTTTTACATAACCAGTTTCTTTCTCAAGATACTTGCATGCCAACACAAAGATTTCAATATAGCTAATTTCCAAGAATTCATTGCATGATTTCATGTCAAAAGAACGTCTCTTAAATACATGCATAAGATAACAAATTGTAACTTCGTTAATAACCATTTCACTCATATCTTTCTTAAATGCATCCACCGACGATTTAGGGTGAAACTTGGAAGTAGTACTGTCCTTCTTATCTTCAGCTTCTCTTGATGTAGTATCTACATCTACCTCTACCTCTTTATTCTCTTTAGAGTAAGCTTTGGTCCAAAAGTATCTTTTAGGCATCATTTTCGTCTTACCGTCCACAATACATTCAAACATAGTTCCTACTGGAATCTCGTCAGAGTCAGACTCAGAGTCAGACTCAAACTCAGAGTCAGACTCAGACTCAGACTCAGACTCAGACTCAGATTCAGAGTCAGACTCAGACTCAGACTCTTCTTTCAATTGTTCAATCGACGGATCTTTGTTATCAAAGCTATAGTTATCGATACTAGAAAACTGTTGGTTGACCTTCTTAATGATTGCTTCAATTTTAATCTTATCACCAGATGTCATGGTGTCATTTGTAGTAGTAATTAATGATTTAAGCCAATTGTGTGTCTCATCCGTAAGTTCACCTTTGCACTGTTTGAGATCCGGAAGATGTTTTTTTACTGCTTTTTCCAAGACGGTGCAATGTCTATCCCATGACCCCAGTCTGGTACTTTCTCTACGGTTCCATGCAATCTTATCCTTTTTAGTTGCACTACTAGAAAGAGGTTCTTCACGCAATAATAAAGCAATTGCCTTCTTGCAATTACCATCCAAATTTAACTTTCCGTTGGTGCTTTCTAAATGTTCCTTTACTTTTGAAAGATTGTCCATAGGAAAGTAAGAATCTTCTTTTTCAGGCATCGAACCAGTAATCTTTTGCTTCAACACAGAAATATTAATTTCTTGCTCGATTTCTTTCCATCCTTGACCACAAATACCAGTACCATCCTCAGCTGTGCTCTTGTTGGGGTTTTGAATATGCGTTCGTAAAATCTCAACAAACTTCTCAGAACCTGTTCTTTTTTGATTCTGCATTGTTATGAAATCTTCAGAAGTTGAAAGTTCATGTCTTTCAGAGGAAATTAGATCCTCTCGTTTATCGGCTTTAGGTAAACTAGAGAAATAATCACCTAGCTTAGAAATTTCGATAAAAGTTTCGTCTTCAAGAAGAATACCTACTAGGCATTCATCTTCGTAAACTTTATAGTACTTAATACCCTGTCTGATAGTAAGTTCTTTTTCCCTAGTTGTATTACCGTAACCAGCAATGGTTACATCAACTGTATCTAAGGAATCGCTATCAGAGTCTTCTACATCTCTAACATAGCCACCAATATTTCTTTTTTCTATAGGAAGTACTGGCGTGGGTTGGGACTGAGCAATCTCAGTTCCGGTGGGAACGCTACGTGCGCTTCCGAGGGTGGGAACGCCAAGTGCGCTTCCGGTGTGACCCGATTGGGTCGTATTACTCACATTTATTTCGTTAGATGATGACATAATAAATACCTTTTAAATACCCTATACCTAAAAAATTTTCAATTTTTTTTTATACCTTAATAAATGAAACTAAAGACCTTTTTAATAAAATAAATCAATATCTCCAGCAAAGATTATATTATAGGAATCACTAATTCTTCCTTCTATACGACATAATAAATTTACTCTTTCTCCTCCAGAAGCACAACTTAACTTGTATTCATATATGTCACCTATCTTAACCCATTCTTTTTTTAACTTATCTAAAATATTTTTATCTTTTACATAACTTATAAAGTTTTCTCCAACGTTAAAATCAAAATTTTGTTTCATTGTTTCAATTTGTTGAAGTTTACTATTAGATTTAATCTCTTCTTCTTTTGTATTTTCTATATTATCTTCTTTCATAATAAATTCTATCAACTTAGAAAAATAAAAAAATTGCTCAATTTTTATTTTTAACATATTTATCTAATAAATAATTATAATCTTCTAACAAGTTTACCCCTATTTCATAATCTTTTATACATGTTGACTTAATCTTAAATCCTTGTTCTATTATCTTAAGCCATTCAATATCTTCTTCTAATTGAAGTTTTGTATTAACTTTTGTATATTCATTTAATAAATATGTTTTACTAAATACAAATAAACCTATATGACCATAATAATTAGTTTTTTCTAAATCAGGATTTCCATCTTTATTATATGGTATACAATTTCGACTACAATATAATATATTATTATTATTATCAAGAACTAATTTCCCTATTGATAAATTAAACAAATCATTATTATTTGTTATGTTATAATGTAAAGTTGAACATACGACTTTGTCATTAAAATTACTAATTGCTGTATCAATATTATTTGGTTGTATGAATGGTTCATCCCCTTGAATATTTACAATTATATCAACAGTTTCAAACAGTTCTTTAAAATTAGTAATTGCTTTACACAAACGTTCTGTACCATTTAAACATTCTTCCTTTACCATTAATACATTACCACCAATTGATTCTATATTATTTTTAATTCTATCATCATCTGTAACAACATATGTTTTATCAATGTATACAGATTTACATGTTCTTTCATAAACCATTTGTATCATTGTTTTATCACCAAATTTTAAAAGAGGTTTACCAGGTAATCTTGTAGAATCATATCTTGCAGGTATAAGTCCAATAATCATTAAGTTATATTCGTTTTTTCTGTTTAAAAAAGAACATTAAAATTAATGGGAAAAATAAACTTACTCGTAACTGGAGGTTGTGGATTTATAGGATCAAATTTTATTAACCACATATTAACAAAAAGTACAAAATATAATATTATTAACATTGATGCTATATATTATTGTTCAGATGAAAATAATATATTAGAAGAAGTTCAGAAATTAGATTGCTATAAGTTAATAAAAGGTAATCTGTGTTCAACAGATCTTGTCAACTTTATTTTAGAAGATAATAAAATTTCCTATGTCTTACACTTTGCCGCTCAATCACATGTTCAAAATTCTTTTGAATCATCACTCGATTTTACGAGAGATAATATATTAGGAACTCATATACTTTTAGAATGTTGTAGAAAATATGGAAAAATTAAAAAATTTATTCATGTATCTACCGATGAAGTTTATGGGGAATCTATGAACTCTATTGAAGAAAAACATAAAACAGAACATTCAATATTATGTCCAACTAATCCATATGCTGCTACTAAAGCTGGTGCTGAACTTATAGCACAATCATATAATCATTCATATGGTATGCCAATTATAATCTCAAGAGGAAATAATGTTTATGGACTTAATCAATATCCTGAAAAATTAATTCCTAAATTTATAAAACAACTTAGCGAAAATAAAAAAGTAACTATTCAAGGAGATGGTTCTTCAGTACGTGCATTTTTACATGTTCAAGATACAGTCTCTGCTTTTGAGACAATCTTAGAAAAAGGTGTTATAGGTGAAATATATAACATTGGTTGTGACGATAAGATGGAATATAGCGTTAGAGAAGTTGCTAAAATATTAATAAACTTAATTAAGCAAAATAATATTATAGATGAATATATTTCTTTTATTGAAGATAGACCATTTAATGATCAAAGATATTATATTAGTAATCAGAAATTAAAAGATTTAGGTTGGAATGTTAAAATAAACTTTATTGATGGGTTAAAACATATGATAACTTTTCCTGATGATAAAGAATATAAAAATTTATAGTATTTATATAGTATTTTTATTGTATTTTTATTGTATTTTTATTTTATCATAACTATCTTTAAACTTTTTTATGTAGATTAAATTATTTAAATTCAATCTATCAGTTCTTGGTTTTAAATTTTTTAAATCATCTTTTGTTAAACCATCTCCTCTCTGAAATCTTCTTATCCATTTTTTAACAGACGGAGTTCTTAATAACATTGCTTTGTATCCTTTCAAAATAACTTTGGTAGTTAAATCTGCATCTGCACCACCATCCATTTCTCCAATTTGAGAATATTCTTCAGACCATCCATTAACTTCAAAGTATAATTTTTTTCTTATCATTAATGGCCCTGTTGCTAACCATGTTACATATTTTTTTTCAAATTGATCTGTAAATGTTTGACAATTTTTCTCTGCATAATTTATACCTCCTTTTAATAAACCTATCATTCCAAGTTTAGGATCATCATTAAATTCTTTTAAACAATCTAAATACCAATTATTATCAATCGGAGCCAAGTCATCGTCTTGTGTAAATATGAGATAGTCTGATGAATTTGATAATTGAGCACCATGATGATAACCTCTTTTTTCTCCCAAGTCATTTGCAATTACCATTCTATCATTTCTATGTGTTAAAGTTTTAATAATTTTATCTGAATCTTTACCATGGTTATCATTATTAACAATAATTTCAATATCATCACCGAGTGATCTAAGATTATTTATAGTTTTTATCATTGTATCAACTGAAGTAAAATAATTTAGAATGATAGTTGTTATTGGATTATAATTATAATTATATTCAATTTTACCATTCATCGGATATTTATTTTTAGAAATCATTTATATATAAATTAAAAATATATTTTTCTATTTATATGTATATAATAATGTCTGAACAATATAAAGAAAAATATTTTAAATATAAAAAAAAATATTTGGAATTACTTCAAATTGGAGGATATACTAAAGATGAATTAATAGTATTAATTGATGCAATTGAAAAATTTTTTAAAAATGATCAAATTAAGGGTTTAACTCCACCAATGTATCATTCTTTATTTGGAATAGAACTTAATCAATTTGGACCGTTTGATATTAATGCATTTAGAACATTAATTAGATATCTTAATATTTATAATCCTACTAATAAATTTATAAGTGATGATGTTTTTAGATTATTAGATAAATTTGAAGATAACCCAATAATTTCTAGATTGTTTATAGAAAAAAATATATCTGAATATAAACCATCAACCGTAAAAAAACCAACACAATCTGAATTATCAAGAAAGAAAGTAGCCAAAGATATAAAAGATCTTCAGAAAGAAAGGGAAATAAAATTTAAAAAAGATCTTGAGAAAAAACGTGAAGATGAGATATTAACAAGTAGTCTACGAAATTTTGGAAGGCCATTACGAAGTGATGAACCATATGATATATATAGTGATTATTCTGAAAAACAAAGTGATAAATCATATGATATATATAGTGATTATTCTGAAAAACAAATTGAAGAGCAACGAATAATTGAACAACAAATTGAAAAAAGAAGACGCGAAGACCTAAAAAAGAAAGTAGAAGAAGGTCAGATAGACGTTAATGA